ATATCCGAGAGACGATAGCCGCGAGATGCGGGAGTTTGAGCAGGAATGCCTGGATATGGAGCGGGAGTATAAGGGCGAGTATCTAAGCTGTCACCACCCCGATGAGCCGAACGCTCACGACGACTATCCCGATAGCTGGGCGCTAGCGGAGTGGGCGCACCGCCAGCTACTGGAGAATGAGCCGGACTTGGATGTGGTTGAGACCGCCCGCGCCCATCGCAACCGAGCCGAATTCCTGATTAAGCACGGCAGCACAGTTAAGGACGAGGACGATGACGATTTGGTTGCATAGTTTTTAGCTAATACTTACAATAAAAGCAAATGGATCTGCACTCAAGACTAGGAAAGGGAACGACACGCGAACTGAACTTGATAGAGAAAGCCGATGTCGGTGGTCTAGTTGGTGATGCTGGGATGCTCTCCGGCAATATCCCGCCTGATACTCGGAACCGCAAATATCTGGAGTCCGCGGTGGGCTGGGTCTATGCCTGCACCAGCGCGATTGCCGATGATGTGGCTAGTAGTCGTATCCGGCTCTACCGCCAGCGCGGGCAGGAGGTGGTGGAGGTGCTGAACCACCCGGCGCTAGACCTTATTTACCGGGCTAACGATTTCACCACGCAATTTGACCTGATGTGGATGACCAGCCAATACCTAGAACTCACCGGTGAGGCTCCCTGGTTCCTGCAATACGAGAACGGCCGACCGAGCCAGATCCTGCTCCTGCGCCCTGACTTGTTGGATGTCATTCCCGGGAAAGCTGGCGAGATATTGAGTGGCTACAAATACCGCGTTGGCGGTAAGGAGGTCAAACTAAATCTAAATGAGTTAGTATTCTTGCGTTACCCCGACCCAGACCGACAGTTCCGAGGAGCTGGCACGCTCCAGGCGGTGGCACGGACTGTGGATATTGAGGACTACTCTGAGGAATACAATAAGCGGTTCTTCTTCAACAGTGCCCGGCCCGATGGCGCACTACAGACTGACCAGAAACTGCAAAAAGACCAGATTGAGCGGATTGAGAAGAAGTTGCGGGATAAATATCGCGGTGTGGCCAACGCCCACAAGACGTTGATTCTCCAGAAAGGTCTCAAGTGGCAACCGATGTCGCTCACAGCCAAGGATATGGACTTCATTGAGCAGATGCGCTTCTCCCGCGATAAGATTCTGGCGATCTTCCGCGTGCCAAAGGCGATTCTGGGTATCACCGAGGATGTCAATCGGGCTAATGCCGAGGCAGCCGATTACACCTTTGCCAAGCGCACCATCCAGCCTAAGCTGGTGCGGATTGAACAGCAGCTGAACGAGTTTCTGCTTCCTCGCTTTCCAGCCAGCGAGGGTCTATTCTTCCAGTTTGATTCCCCGGTGCCCGACGACCAGACAGCCAAGCTGGAGCAGCAGAAGGCCGGGATGCAATATGGTTACCTGACGATTAACGAGGTAAGGGCCTCGGCCGGTTACGATGGTATCGGACCAGAGGGTGATAAGGTGCGTCCCCCGCAGAACAATGCATCGGTGGATGGTGAGCCGGGTGAGAATGCCGCCCAGGACATTTTCGGCAAGAATATCCAAGCCGCTAACAGTCGCGACGCCCGCAAGCGTCAGATCCGCAAGCTGGGTAAAACTCTGGAAAAGCAGATTAAGAAAGAATTGCTACAACGTATGAAGAAGGGTAAAAAACGGCGCAAAAAGGCTGCTCGTATTGCCGAGCAGTTGGCTTTCCATCACAAACAACTTAATATCGCGACCGATTACCAGGGTAAGTTCCAGGCCAAGTTCAAGGGTATCTTCCAAGCCCAGCTGGAGACAGTGCTGGCTAAACTTCCGGCCAAGACCAAAGCCCTAAACCCTGATGATTTCCTGCTTTCCTCGGCCAAGGAAAAGAAACGCTATATCAAGGAGCTGACAGCCCTGTTCAAGGATCTGCTTGTGGCTCAATCGGCCGAGGCCTTTGCCTTTGTCGGCCAGGATAGGCAGTTTGACCCTACCGATGGAGCCATTACCCGCTATTTTGCGGTCCGCGCTTTCCGCTTTGCTAACCCTGTTACTCGTGAAACCAACCGCCAGCTCCGTGCTGCCCTAGCCGAGGCAATCAATGCTGGCGATTCCATCCCTAAGATCCGCAAGCGGGTGGAGCAGCTTTTTAGCGATATTGAGGTCTATCGTTCCGAGCGTATCGCCCGTAGCGAGACGATTCGGGCTAGCAACTACGTTACCCAGGAAGCTTGGCAGGAGTCGGGCGTAGTGACGGGTAAGGAGTGGTTAACGGCTGATGATGAGCGGACCTGCCCTTATTGCGCTCCCCTGGATGGCAAGGTGGTGGATCTGGATGCGGATTACTTTAAACGTGGCACTACTCTCACGGGTCCGGATGGTCGCACATTGGAGCTGAACTATGAAGATGTGGAGCATCCACCGCTACACGTGAATTGCCGTTGCACGCTAGTGCCAGTGGTGGTGAAAAGCGCACCGGGCAAGGACGAGGGTTTTTATAGTAAGTTAGATAAAATTGTCCAAGATTATGTCCAAGAGTAAAAAGATAGAAATGTTATCAGTGGAGCAGAAGTTAGACCTTTTGGACGGGGCACTTCGGCGTGCGCGCGAGGATGGCGTGATCAAAGATACCATTATCCAGCGTCTGGAGAATGAGCTGGTTGCCACGCGCACACTCTTGGCTTCTGTTCACGATGATCCAAAGATTATCGGGGTGTTGGTTGACCACTTGGCCGAGCTGGCAAGAAAAGAGTTTGTTTTCAAGGATTTCCCTCACGCCTTTGAGGTGAAGAATTGGCCCGAGGAGGTGAAGATGAGTAATAAAGAGTTTGATACGCGCATCCTCAATCCGGTGGAGGTCTCCAACCTCAAGGACATCCAGTTTCCCGCCTTTCCTAGACTGTTAGCTGTGCGGGGTGTCAAGGACATCCTCCAGGCCCTAAAAGTCTTGCCTAAGGCGGTTAAAGGTCTGGCCGATAGTGTTTTCAAGGCCACCGTTACTGGCCGGGTGGAGATTACTAATCGTAATTTAGAGGAGGCCATCCCGGTGGTCTTGGCCACGGCAGATCGTAAGGCTTTCTATAATGCTTTGGTGCAGGTTCTGGGTTCTGGTGGGCCGGTAGCCTCGGATCAGACACTGCAGGCGATTCTAGAGGCAATCCAAGCCCAGGGAGGCGGTGGCTCAAGCACTGTTGGCGATGGCACTCGGACAGTAACGACTGCCGGCACTCGCGTCCAACTCTCGGCTAGCTCTGTTCCTTGTCGCAAGGTGCTAATCCAAGCCCACGAGTCCAATACCGGCACAATCGTAGTCGGTGGTTCCACTTGTGTAGGAGCCTTGAATGGACGACGCGGCGTGGCTTTATTTGCAACGCAATCGCAGGTCTTTGAGATCTCTGACCTAAACCTACTCTATCTTGATAGCACAGCTGATGGGGATAAGGTAAACTACTATTATGAAAATTAAAATACTCTCTGTCATCTTTGTTTTTCTGTCTCTCATCGGTGTATCGCACGCGCAGAATTCCAGTCTCTGGAAACTTGGTAGTGGCTTACTCTCCCCAGTGGTTAATTCTTGGGGATTGAGGATCCCCTCCCTCGGCTCTGCTGGTTCTCCCTGCTTGCGTGTAGATGGTAACGGCACTTTTGCCACCTCCACTTGTGAGTCCCCCCTCACTTTCACCACCCCCAATCTAGAACGCTCTGGTAATTCTATTTTCTTCCGCAACTTCTCTGTCTTCTTGGGTCAGGGCGGACGAGCGACCCTTGCTCATAACAACGCAATGAACACGGCCTCGTTCTCTTATACCCACTTGGTTTCCCGCCCACAAGGAAACGCCTTCTACTCTACGGGCAAGGGTGGTGTTGGAGACGACTTTTATTTCAATATCGTGGTAAATACTTCTGGCGGAGTTGTGGCTAATATGAAAAAAACCCCGCAGAATGTCAGTGCCACCGCTCCGAGTGGAACGATAGGTAGCCGGAATTGGCACAAAATCCGACTCTCCTACAACGATGCTACAGATCGGAAGCTTTACCTCTATGTGGACGATGTCCTAGTCGCAACTTCTACCGCTTTCAGCACCGGCACAGCCTTCTCCAACACTCACGACTTTCTTTGGGATATGGGTCAGGGAGTAACCTACTTCACGCGCCCGATCTTCTCCAGCGACCCAGATTATAACCCTGACATGGCGAATGTAGTTACCGATGCCGACACCATCTTCTATTTCCCCATCCGCTCCACCAAAACTAACCCTGTAGATACAATCAACGGCTGGACAATGAGCTTGGACAGTGAGGCTAAACTTTGGTTCGGTGATGAACTGCCCTTTGGGCTGGACGGCCAAATCCAAGCTCTCTTAGATACCCTCAACAACAAAATCGGCGACTATTTCTATTGGGACAGGCTAAACACAGGTGTCGCTCTGCTCACCACTACCGGCATCCCCATCACCTTTCTAGATTGGGAGAGTAGCGAATGGCTCAGTTTTTACTCCGAGGAAGACGGCACGCCACAGGTAACTGGCGACTTCAACTTCCAAGACAAACAGCGATTCCAAGCCACTCCCACGGCTATCCACGCCACCACTGGCGACATCTATGTAGCCAGCTCTACCAGAGGAATTATCCTAAAGTCGCCTGATGGATCTTGCGCCCGCGGAACGATTAGCAACCTAGATGTGCTAACCTTTGCCAGCGTAAGCTGTCCATAACTATGTCCACCCCTGTCCAAAACGGCTCTAATTTCCTCTCCTATAAATGGCTAGTCGGGATACTCGTGTCTATCCTGATCCTCATTGGTGGGTCGTTTGCGCGGTCTATTTCCGCCGAGGTCGGTGAATTGAGGCGGAGCGACGCCCGCCAAGACGCGCAGACCGAGGCAGTATTCAAGCGCCTAGACTCCATTGAAACAAAGCTGGATAGGGTCTTGGGTATAAAGTAGTTGCATTAGATTTAACATTTACTGATAATAAAATCACAATGAATAAAAGTTATCTTCAGGCCGAACTAAAACAAGAGGACGGAAAGTTAGTTTTCATTGCTTCTGACGAAACTCTAGATCGGCACGGCGAGGTCATCCCGCTGGATAGTTGGGATTTGAAAAATTACAAGAAGAACCCGGTGCTCTTGGTGAACCACGATTACCAAGTGCAGAATATTGTGGGTCGGGCCAAGAACGTGGGTGTCCGTAAGCTGAAAGGTAGTGAAAAACAAGCCCTGACCTTTGAGCCGGAGTTTCACGAGATTACGGAGCTTGCCCGGACCGTCCGGGAGATGGTGGAGGGTGGCGTGCTCAATACTGTCTCAGTCGGCTTTATCCGGCACTATCCGGATAAGGACGGTGGGCGTGAGCGCAACGAGCTAATGGAGATCTCTTTTGTGCCGGTTCCAGCCAACCCCGGAGCTGAGGCCTTATCGGTCTTGATGGCCAAGAGCGTGGAGGCCACCGAGGAGGCCAAGATTAAGGAGTTCATCGGTGAAGCCGAGCCGATAGCGGACGAGGTCAAGGAAGGCCGCGTCTTGAGCAAGAAAAATCGGGAATTGATCTCTAACGCGGTGGAGACGGCTAAATCGGCCATTACCGCGTTGGAAGATGTATTACAGGCGACAGAACCGACAGAGAATGCAGGCGAGGCCACTGAAATTAAAAACGAGCCTGGGGATAAAGAGGAAACTCCGGTAGCCCCCAAGGGAAAGGCTGTGAAAGGTCGGGCGAAAGCGAGAAATAGCTTAGAGGCTAGAGTATTGCGGCACATCGCAAAACAAATCAATCGTGCGCTTTACCAAATTAAGCAAAATGAGTAAATACTATGGGTAAAAAGTATTACATCAAGAACGGCAAGAAGATCTACATTGACTCCGAGGTGAAGGAGGAAGGTGAGGATGGGGAAGATGAAGATCAGGAAGAGAACGAGGAGTCCGGCGATGAAGACAGCGACTTGGAGGCGAAAGCCGCCAAGATTGCCAAAGGCATCGTAGCGGAACTCGGTCTTGACCAGGTGGCCGGGCTGAAGAAATCCGTGGATAACCTGCTGGCCAAGAGCCAGCCCACGGATAGCAAGCTGATGAAACTCCTCAACGGCAAGGACTACGTCAAGGACGCAGACTCGCTGACTAAAGAGGAGAAGATCGTTGGCTTCTTCCACGCCTTGGTGACCAAGAACGACCACGCTGTGAAGGCCCTCTCTGGCGGTGTTGCTGCTGATGGCGGCGCACTGCTTCCGCAGGACTTCCACAACGAGCTTGTTCGCAGCCTGACCGATATGGTGGTGATGCGTCAGTTGGCTCGCGTGATCCCGATGAAACGGGACACGATGACCATCCCGCGTAGCACCTCCGGAGTGCAGGCTTACTGGACGGCAGAGAACGCGTCTAAGACCACCACCACGGCGGCCTTTGACCAGGCGACTCTGACGGCCCGGAAGATGGCCGCTATCCTGTATGCATCGGATGAGCTTGTTGAAGACAGTGCCGACAGCGGCAGCTTTGACATCGTCCAGCTAATCATCACTATGTTCGCGGAAGCAATCGCGACCGTAGAGGAGTTGGCGTTTATGCAGGGTAACGGCACCACCCAGCCGACCGGCCTTGAGACTGCGCGCGGCGCTGGCACTATTGCCACTGTTGCCGCGGTTGGCCAGAACTTTGATGACATCATTAACTTGGAACACGCCCTTAAGCCGCAATACCGGTCGGGTGCGGTGTTCCTGGCCCACGATCGGACGATCCGCAATATGCGTCTCCTAAAGGATTCGCAGGGTCGTTACTTGTGGCAGGACGCGATTGCCCCTGGGCAACCCGCGACCTTCCACGGCTATCCGGTGCGCTCCAGCTTGCATTTGCCGGTAAACGTTGTTTACTTCGGTGATTTCAAGCGTGGCTACTGGATCGGCGATCGGCATATGATGTCCGTCAAAGTCACCAACGATTCCGAGACCGCATTCACGAAAGACCAGACGGCTATCCGTGTGGTCCAGCGTGTGGCTGGTAACGTGATCTTGGGTGACGCCATCAAGGTGCTGACCGGCTTCTAAGGTCATTTAGAGTCTTTTCGGGGGGTTATATCCCTAGACCCCCCTCTAAAGCCCCAGAAATGCCCACCAAACGCAAGAAAACCAAGAAGCCGACCCCCTGCCCCGACTGCTCGTTCCGGTGCCGATTTTGCCCATATTG